GAGCAAGGCATCCCTGTCACCGATATGACGTTTGAGGACATGAAGCTGCAGTCCAAGACCATGGCTGCACTGGTGCCGATTGCCAACGACCTGCTGGCATTCCAAGGTGTGAACCCAGGGGTGGACGTCATCGTGGCTGGCGACATGGTGACCAGCATGGGGTTGGGAGAGGATTTGCATTTCATCCGCTCTGCGGGCAGCGCAATCTTGCCCAAGGGATTGCGCTATTGGGCCATTCCTTACAACGTGGTGAGTGCACCTGCAAACCCCTCGCTGCAGCAGATTGATCTTTTCCTGGGCGGCCTGATGCTGCGCCTGGAAGCGGCAAACGCAGACATGGCTAACTGCGGCTGGCTGATGCACCCGCGCACGATCCGCTGGCTGCAATCCCTGCGCGACGGTAACGGCAACAAGGCCTACCCCGAGATCGAGCAGGGGCAGCTCAAGGGCTACCGCTTTGCGCTGTCCACGCAGATCCCGGTCAATCTGGGCGTGGACGGTGATGAGTCCGAAATCTACTTTGTGGACTTCGCGGATTGCTACATCGGTGAGAACGGCAGCTACACCATGGCCTACAGCACCGAAGCCTCCTACAAGGACGCCAACGGCGAGATGGTGTCGGCCTTCCAGCACAACCAGACACTGATCCGAATCCTTGCCAAGAACGACTTCGCACCGCGCCACGTCGAATCCATCGCGGTGGGTATCGCTGTGAAGTGGGGCGCTGGCATGTAAATCCAGCCCCGGCCAACGTGCCGGGGCGCAACCTCTGAGAGGAACCAAGCGATGAGCGATCAAAAGAAAACTGCCGTGTGCTTCATCAAGCACTGGCGCGGCTTTAACCCCAAGGAAGTCGCCGGCTTCCCGGCTGACCAGGCCAAGAAGCTGGTGGACGGTGGTGTGGCTGAAGAGGTGGTGGCTGCCGCTGCAGGCCGTGGCGCAACCAAAACCGCTGCAGGTGGTCAGCGCGGCAAAGCTGCGAAGCAAGACGATGCACCTGATCCGGCAGCATCCCAGCTCCCTGCAGGTACGGGTGAGGGTGGCCTCCCCGCCGATGACGACGCCCGCCCCTGACGTATGGCGCGGCGTATTGCTTACTGCGGTGATCCGCCGTTGACCAAGGCGGATCTGACAGCCTGGCTTCAGGAGACAAGCGACACAGTGCATGGTGCAGTTGTTGACCTGATCATTCCTGCAGTCGTTGCGCAGTGTGAAACCATCACAGGTGCAGCCATCCGACCAGCTATCTATGAAGAGGTGTGGCATGTGCCGTACCGTTTTGGAGGTTGGTTGGATATTGGCCAGGTTGTGGAGGTCACGTCTGTGAAGCGCCTGGACAGCGATGTTCAGATCGCTGCAGATCGCTATGTCTTGCAGCGCGACATGCGACAAGCCAGTTTTCGTCTGCTGGGCGGCGAGCAGTTCCCCATCCGTATTGAGTACAAGGCAGGCGTTGACTTGGTCGTGCATCCACAGGTCAAAGCCTGGTTGCTGATGCAGGCAGCAGCCCTGTACGCGCAGCGCGAGACGTTGACAGCTGAAAAGCTCAACCTGTTACCCGATGGGTTCATCAACACCATGCTGGCCGATATCACGGTCCCTGCGCGATTCTGAGGTGACTATGGATAATGCAGCTCGATTTCGGCACTTTGTGCAGGTCCGCGTGCGCACCGATCATCCGGTTGGGACTAGCGGCGTTGACAGCGAGTTTTCCAAACAGCGTGACCGCTGGGCGGACATTCAGCCGGTTGGCGCATCGACCTTCACAGAGGGGCGTCAGACTGATCACAACATGACGCACCGCATTTTTATGCGATGGGGTGATGTGATTGATACTAGGCACGAAGTCGTGCATGGGCAAAACGTCTACCGTGTACTGCGGTCACTTGATCACAAAGGGCGTCGACGCCTCCTGATCCTCGAAGTGGAGCAACTGCAATGACAGAACGCGCCACACTTGCCGCCCATGTCCACGTCGAGGGCTTCGACCAGTTCCACCGCGATGCGTTTGACAAGCGCAAGGTGCGCGCTGCGTTTCGCAAGGCCGGGCAGCTGGTGCGCCAGCGAGCCCAGCTCAACCTGGGGTTGTCGGGTGCGGGCAGCAACTACCCGCGCCGGATCACGGGTGTGCTGCGCGACAGCATCAATGCGCGTGTCAGCCGCAGCGGCTTCATGGTCAAGGTCATGCCGGACAAAACGGCGGGCATGGCGGAGTATTACCCCGCCTATCTGCACTATGGCGTCAAGCAGGGCAGCCGCGTGAAGGGTACGGGCGGCAAGCGCCGGGCCAAGGGCGAGCGGCAGTCGCTGATAGCTGCACGCAAGGCTGGGGGCTGGCGGATTGCGCCGCGTGCCAACTACATCGCCGACGCCCTGGAGGACGAAGACGCACGGGTGCGCGCGGTTTTGCGGGCTGGGTTTGCAAAAGCACTCGGGTAGGATTCCCCGGTTGTTACCGAGGAGACCTATGTTCAAGACCAAATTGGGGCTCTGCTTTGCTGCAGCCCTCATGTCCGTTTCTGTGCATGCAGCAGGAGTGCCATCTGCTGATATGGACAAGATCACGTTGTCCTTCATCAACGCCAAGATCTATGCGGGTGGGGCAGTCAACTGTCGTGACAAACAGATTGCGCAGCGCATCTACGTAGGCTGTCAGAACCGCACACTGGGTGGTAACTCTCAGTTGTCGTTGTGGTTGTATGAGGCTGGCGTTTTCAAGGCCCTCAACGGCACGGCGCGTGGATTTGCTGAGGGGCGGTTCTCCGGGCAGCAGCACATTGCAGCTATGCCCTTGCCTCTACCTGCCGATATTGACTTCGGTGCTGCCATGGCTGCTTTCAAGTAGCCACCTCTTAGCCAAGCAAACCGCCTTCGGGCGGTTTTTTTATGCCCATTTGAACCCATGAAACCCTCTGACATCGTCGCCCATCTGCGCGCACATTGCCCTGTCTTGGCCGGGAATGTGGGCGCCGGCATCAACTGGGATGTCATCGAAAAAGCCGCCCGTTGGGAGGGGCTGCACGCCTTTGTGGTGCCTACCGACGACAAGGCCAGCCCCCCGCAGTACGACAACGCGCTGGTGCAGGAGATCACCGAGGGAGTGGACATCGTGGTCGTGTGGCCCCAGAAGGATGAGCCCGGCTATGCGGTGGCCGACGAAGTCACCGCCATGCGCCAGGCCCTGTGCCGTGCCCTGGTCGGCTGGACGCCACCAGGCAGCGCCGACTGGCTGGTCTACGAAGGGCGCGGTTTTCTGCTGACCGACCGCGCCAAGGTGGTCTATGCCTTCAGCTTCAGCTCGCTGGAGGTCATGGGCAGCCTGGAGCTGCGCAGCGACCCTGCCCAGGTCGAGACCTGGCACGAGGCCGAGCTGCTGGGCCTGAACCAGCTGGAGGGCGTGGACATCGATGTGGATGCCATCAACCCGATGGTGGACAGAAACCTCAAGCCTGACGGCGTCGGCCCCGATGGCCGCAAAGAACATCACATGAAAGTGGACCTGCCGCATGACAACCCCGAACCCTGACCTGTGCACACGTGTGCACGTCAAACCCGCCGAGGGTCGCGCTGTGCGCATCCCGGAGCGCGCGAACGCACTGATGGCTGCCGAAGGCTGCGAGGTGCCCCGCAACGTGTACTGGACCCGCCGCCTTGCGGAGGGCGATGTGCTGGAAGTCAAAACCGCAACTCCTAAAGGGAAACCTGCCAAATGAGCATCAGCTTTAACAACATCCCCGCAGGTCTGCGGGTGCCTCTGTTCTACGCAGAGATGGACAACAGCGCCGCCAACAGCGGCAACAGCACGCTGCGCACCCTGGTCATCGGCCAGGTCAATGCCGGGCATGTGCACGCGGACATCGGCAAGCTGACCTTGTGCAGCCGCACCGAGCAGGCCGCAGAAATCGGCGGTGCTGGCTCGGTGCTGCACGGCATGCACGCCAGCTACAAGCGCAATGACAGCTTTGGCACCGTGTGGGTGCTGCCCTTGGACATCGATGCCGGCGCGGCCGCAGCAGGCAGCATCACCGTCAGCGGTGCAGCCACAGCCAGCGGCGTCATCACCCTGTACGTGGCGGGCCAGCGTGTGCAGGTTGCGGTGGTCGCGGGCGACACCGTCGCGGCTTTGGGCGCGTCCGTGGCTGCCGCCATCAATGCGGCGCGCGGCTTGCCCGTAACGGCCGAGGTGGACGGTGCCACGCCTGGCAAGGTCAACATCACGGCCAAGTTCAAGGGCCTGCTGGGCAACGACATCACCCTGCAGCTCAACCGCCTGGGCACCGCCGGGGGCGAGGTGCTGCCGGCCGGCGTCGCGCTGGCCCTGGTGCCGCCTACAGCCGGTGCCGGCTCCCCGGATCTGGCTGCGGCCCTGGCAGCGGTGGGTGATGAGCCCTTTGAATTCATCATCCACCCTTTCACCGATGCAGCCAGCCTGAACACGCTGCGCGACTGGATGAACGACACGGCGGGCCGCTGGAGCTGGGTCAAGCAGCTGTACGGCCACTGCTACACCGCCAAGCGCGGCGCGCTGGGTGAGCTGGTGGCGTTTGGCACGGCTCGCAACGATCCGCACCACACCGCCCACGGTTTCGAGGCCCAGGTGCCGCAGCCTTGCTGGACGGTGGCTGCAGCCTACGGCGCCCGCACGGCGGTGTTCATCAGCGCAGATCCGGCGCGCCCCACGCAGACTGGCGTGCTGACCGGCATCGATGCTGCCCCGCCTGGTCAGCGCTTCATGCTCGATGAGCGCCAGACCCTGCTGACCAGCGGCGTGGCCACGGCGTATGTGGAGGGGGGCGAGTACCGCATCGAGCGCGGCATCACCACCTACCAGAAGAACGCCTTCGGGGCCGAGGATGACAGCTACCTGGACAGCGAGACGTTGCACACCAGCGCCCACATCCTGCGCCGCCTGAAGGCCCGCATCACCAGCAAGTACCCACGCCACAAGCTGGCCAACGATGGTACGCGCTACGGCGCCGGCCAGGCCATCGTCACGCCTGTGGTCATTCGTGGTGAGCTGATCGCCGAGTACCGCGCCCTGGAGCTCCAGGGCCTGGTCGAGAACGCCGAGCTGTTCAAGTCCAACCTGATCGTGGAGCGCAACGCGGGCAACCCCAACCGCCTGGACGTGCTGTTCCCGCCCGACCTGGTTAACCAGCTGCGTGTGTTCGCGCTGCTCAATCAGTTCCGCCTGCAGTACAGCGACCTGGCCGAGTAAACGACAAGGCCAGATTCATCAACCCCCGCCCGCCCTGGTGCATGCCACGGCGGGCTTTGTTTTGTAAGGAGGGCTCGCCATGGGCGAGAAAGTAGCAGGCACCGCCTACGTCAAGGTGGATGGCGAACAGATGGTCGTCACCGGAAACGTTGAAACCCCGCTGGCCAAGGTCAAGCGTGAAACCATCATCAAGGGCCACTTCAAGGAAGAGGACGCCGTGCCGTATGTGAGCGGCGAGTTCGTCATCCCCAAGGGGCTCAACATCGAAAAGATCATGAACGGCACCAACATGACCGTCACGGTCGAACTCAAAAGCGGCCGCACCTATGTGCTGTCGGGTGCCTATGTGGTGGATGAACCTGCGCTGGGCAGCGACGAAGGCAAGGCATCCATCAAGTTTGAAGGCACGGAAGGAGATTTCCTGTAATGAACGAAGCACAGCAAATCATGGGTGCACTGCAGTACCCGTTGACCACCCCCATCAAGGCGCACGGCGAGGATGTGTCGCAGCTGGACCTGCGTCGTCCGACGCTGGCGGAGGTCAAGAAGATCGGGGCACTGCCTTATCGCCTGACCGACCCGCAGACCGGAGCGTACTCGCCAGACATGAAGGTGATGGCGGATTACATCAGCGTGTGCGCATCGATCCCGCCGTCCTCTGTCGACCAGTTGGAGCTGGTGGACTTGAACCAGGTGTCCTGGGCGATCTGCAGTTTTTTCACGACGCCGGCATCGTCAGCCTCCAGCAACTGACCGATCTGGCCTACGACCTGGCCTACCTGTGGCGGATGACTCCGCCGCAGGTCATGGCCTATCCGCTGGATGAGTTTTCCGAGCTGCTTGCGCAGGCGCACCGCATTTTTTCCAAGTCTTGAGGGGTAACCGATGGCCGATAAATTCCAGCTCAAGGCGCTGATCACCGGGGTGGACAAGCTCAGCCCCATGCTCAAGGGGGTGCAAAAGAACGCCAGCGTGATGCGCAAGCATCTCGAAAGCTCGGGCCTGGGCAAGATCAGCCTGGGCGACCTGGCTGGCGGTGGGGCCTTCGCCATGCCCTTTGTGGCTGGTGTGCAGGCTGCGATTGCCTTTGAGAGCAAGATGGCTGACGTCAAGAAGGTCATGAGCTTTGACGAAGGCCAGGAGGCGGCCCAGTTCGCGGCCATGAACAAGGATGTGCTGGCCCTCTCGCGCGACCTGCCGATGGCGGCCGAGGGCATCGCCTCGATCTACGCCGCCGGCGGCCAGTCCGGTATCGCACGCGGCGAGCTGAAGGCCTTCGCCACCGACGCCATCAAGATGGGCGTGGCATTTGATCAGACGGCCGACGAGTCCGGCAAGATGATGGCCACCTGGCGCACCTCTTTCAAAATGGGCCAGGACGATGTGGTGGCCCTGGCGGACAAGATCAACTATTTGGGCAACACCGGGCCGGCGACTACCAAGCAGATCTCGGGCATCGTCACCAAGATCGGCCCGCTGGGTGAGGTCGCGGGCATGGCCAGCGGCCAGATCGCCGCCATGGGTGCCACGCTGGCCGGTGTGGGGGTGGAGGAGGATGTGGCCGCCACCGGCATGAAAAACTTCATGCTGGCTTTGACGGCGGGCACGGCGGCCACCAAGGCGCAAAGCGAGACCTTCAAGGCGCTGCGCATGGATTCCAAGCAGGTGGCTGCGGGAATGCAAAAGGACTCCGAGGGCACCATCATGAAGGTGCTGCAGGCCGTCAGCAAGGTGGACAAGTCCAAGCAGGCGGCGGTGCTGTCCCAGTTGTTCGGCAAAGAAAGCATTGGCGCCATCGCCCCCATGCTGACCAACCTGGATCTGTTGGCGGGCAACTTCAAGAAGGTGGCCGATGAACAGACCTACGCTGGCAGCATGGCCAAGGAATACGCCAGCCGCGCTGCCACCACCGAAAACAACCTGCAGCTGCTGAAGAACCGCACGGTCGAGTTGGGCATCGCCATGGGCACGGCGTTCCTGCCGGCCATCAATGACGGTGTGGGGGCATTGGGGCCGCTGATCAGCAAGGTGGCGGACTTTGCCGCAGCCAACCCCTGGTTTATCAAGGGTCTGCTGGGCGCGGCCGTTGGCTTTGTGGGGTTGCGCCTGGCTGTCATGGGCGGCGTGGCCGCCTTGAAGCTGATGAGCGCGGTAACGGCCATGTCCCCAATGGGCATCTTTGTGCGCGCGCTCGCTCTGGGCGCGGGCATGTTGATTGCCAACTGGAGCGCCGTGGGGCCGTTCTTTGAGGGCTTCTGGAACTTCGTGCAGCCTCTGTTTGAGCTGGGCTGGATTGTGCTCAAAGAGGTGTTCGCTTGGTCGCCCATGGGCTGGGTGATCAAGAACTGGGAACCCATCGTCGACTGGTTTTCCAAGATGTGGGATCGCATCAAGCCCTATGTCGGCTGGATTGGTGATGCCGCCAAGTGGGTGCGCGGAAACGCGGTGGAAGTGGTCAACAGCTACAAGGGCGGCCAGGCGACCGCCCCTGCGGCCGCAGCCACCAGCCCCGTCAAGCCTGCCACGTCGCCACTGTCTGCTGCGGCCGCAGCGCAAAAGCAGCAACTGCAGGGCGAGATGGTGGTTCGGTTTGAGAACGCACCGCCAGGTTTGAAGATGGAATCTGCCACCAGCAACCAGCCGGGCGTGGACATCACCAGCAAAAACTTCGGCTACCGCAGTCTGTCGGGTGCTTATTGATAAGGGGTTTGTATGAGCAACTGGCGTGAGCAACTGCAGCCGGCCAGCTTTCGCGGTGTGCCGTTTGAGTGCATGAGCGACAGCTCGCCCGCCGGGCGGCGGGTGCAGGTGCATGAGTTCGTCCAGCGTGACCAGCCTTACCCGGAGGATTTGGGGCGGGTCACGCGGATCTTCACTGTCAGTGCCTTGCTGGCCGGTGATGACTGCCTGGACAAACGCGATGCGCTGCTGGCGGCCCTGGATGAGCCGGGGCCGGGTGAGCTGATCTTGCCCACCTGGGGCGCCATGCAG